CATCAGGGATATGGGTCACGACCCTTACAACTTCTTTCTTGACTGTGCCAAGCTGATAGTAGAGCAAGCAGGGTGGGAGCATATAAAGTTTAAGAATATGCAATACCCTGATCTAGCAAGACAACCACTCAAGAAGATAGAAACTTTAGAGGGTCAGTTCCTACCTAACTTTCACGATTAGATATGAAGCACCGCAAACCCTCGCAAACCCTTTGGGAACTAGAGTCTATCTATGATCGTCTTTGTAGAATTATAGGCACACAACCTAAAGACTACTGGCGAACTACACCCACTAGGGAAGCTATCACAATTCTCAAAAGAGAAATTGTAAAAACAACTTTATCCATTAAGGAGTCACAACAATGAAACAAGAAAAAAAATTTATTGACATTCCAAAAGATGAGTACTTTAAAAAGATTACAAAGTACCAATATGAATGTCCTTTTGATCGTACACTTTCATGTCAAAGTGTAATTAGAAAAGACCCAAGTGACGGACACTCTTACTTTATTGCATCAATAAAAATGCGAGTGCCTATTAATAAAAGAGATTGGAGTGCTGAAGCTTAAATGAGTATATGTCCTAACTGTAGGAGTCTCAATACTAAAAATCTTGAGACTCGATTTAGGAGTGGTAAGCCTAACCCTATCAATAAGAATAAGGCTAACATTCCATACACTTCAAGGAGAAGAGAATGTATTGACTGTGGTAAAAGATATACCACAAGAGAATACAATATCGTTGATCTTATTGCCTTTGCAAAACTGCCAGAGCTACAAAGGATTGATGACCTTATGCCATGATGAATAAACTAGATAAAATCAACGCTGCCACTCAGCGTATTAAAGAACTAACAACCCTTATTAACCATTGGAGTCACGACCTTGAAAAAGAAAGTACCAACATTAAAACAAGCTGCGAACAAAACTTATCGCAGGAGAAAGAACGGAGATGTATCAGCTAAAGATTTTCTCATTAGCATGAAACATAATGTTCAAGCACTTGGAGACATACCAGTAAACAAGATTACTACCAGTCTCATTAACAAGATGAATGACTACAACAAGTCACGACCTAACTGTAATGAAGTAGTCAACAAGAAGATGGGTCATCTCAAGCTAGTATTAGAGGACTGTAGAGATGATGGGTATATAACTATGCCTGAGTTTCCTAAACCAAGACGTGTCAAAAAGAACAAGAAGGTACACTACCTGACTGCTGACATGGAAAGAGAACTCATGTCTTACCTGACTTGCTTCAACCACCACGAACACAGAGATGTATTCAAGTGTTTGATTGATATAGGTTGCAGGGTCATGGAACTACTGACACTTGAAAAAAGATTTGTTGACTTTGACAAAAATCAAATTACATTCCAGTACAGGAAGAACGGAAGACCTAATACAGTACCTATGACTACTGCTGTCAGGTCTATCATCAAGCCTTACTATGACAAGTGTAATACCTTAGACCTACTGTTTGATCACGACTACACATGGGCTAATAGTATATTTCAAAAGGCCAAGTCAGAACTGGGCTATGGTAAACACAAGTGGTACAGGATACATTTGTTTAGAGATACCTGTGGTTCAAGACTTGCTCAAGCAGGGGTACAAATTTTAATTATCCGAGACTGGTTAGGTCACGAAGACATACAAATGACAGAGAAGTATTCTCATCTAGCACCTGATTCTATGCACCAAGTAGTGGAGGTGTTGAACTGATGGCTACCATAGAATACAAAGGTTTTAAAATATCAAATGCACTTATTAGAAGTGCAAAATACTATTGGATTTGGAAGACCTATAATGGTATTGGAATTAGTCTTTATGACATAGGAGAAAAGAAAAGAAAACGAAGAGAAAAATATGAATTACACATTGGACATTTTGCAACTCTTGACAAGGCTAAAGAAGCAATAGATAAGGGGTTTAATTAATGATTGAACCAAGTAAGAAACAACTAGAGCTAGAGCAAAGTATCTTTAGCATCTCAGGATACAATAAGCTATCTAGGAATAACAAACTAAGAGAGAAGGGCAGGGAGTCTGAAACACCATACGCTAGAAACATGATTGAAGCAGGACTTGATGCCCTTACAAAAGCATTGAAGTTATACGTTGAAAAATCTATGACAGGACAAGCAGGAGTCAGGGCTGTAGCTGCAAAATATATAGCTCAGTTCCCTGACCTTGACGTGGTATCTTTTATTGCCTTTAAAGTAATCATAGATAATACATCACTTGAAAAACCAACAACAACAATCGCTATAAACATAGGTCAAATGTTGGAAGATGAGATGCGTTATACAATCTTTGAACAACTAGACCCCAAGTACTTTAAGAACATCAAGAGACATACCAGAGATACAAACCATACAGGCTACAAAAAGAATATGGTTAGAACTCACATGAGTAAGAAGGGTATAGAGTTTGAGACATGGAAGAAGGAAGACAAGTTAAAGGTAGGTCTAGTTCTTATTGATCTAGTCATGGTAAATGTAGGCATGGTCAAGATGATTAACAAGAGAGTAGGCAAGAGTCTGTTGTCTTGTTTAGTCTTTACTGAAGTGGCTATGAAGTGGATACAAAAGGGTAGAGCTAATCGGATAGCTGCATATCCACAGTATCTTCCTTGCTTTGATAAACCCAAAGAATATACAACACTATCTGATGGAGGTTATTACACCGAGAGACTTAGAACAAATGCTATCAAGACTACTAATCCAAAGACATTAAAAAAGTTACAAGAAGAAAACTTAACAGTATGTCTAAAGGCTCTAAACCTTGCGTCACATACAGCGTGGGGGGTAAATAAATTTGTGTTTGATACTCTTGTATATTGTTGGGAAGAAGGTATAGAAGTAGGGGGGTTGATAAATAAAGAACCATTAGAGCTACCACCTAAACCTGATGACTGGAATGATAAGGAGAAGACAAAGACATGGCGATACCACGCAGGTCTTACACATGATACTAACCACAAAAACAAAGTCAAAAGGTATCAGATACTATCAATCATTGATACTGCAAAAAAATTTCTTGGAGAAAAATTTTATCACATATACCAAATGGATTTTACATCTAGGTTTTATCCTGTAACTGCACACTTCCACCCACAGGGTACTGATATAGCTAGAGGATTACATCAGTTCTATGAAGGTGGAGAGATCAAGACCAAGAGACAACTGGACTGGTTAGCTATAGCAGGAGCAAACGCTTTTGGTATGAGCAAGTGTAGCTATGAAGAGAGACTAGAGTGGGCATACATAGAAGGTCAGGACTATGCAGAACAAGTAGCACTTGACCCTATAGAGAACATTGATATATGGGGTAATGCTACTGACCCATTCCAGTTTCTTGCATGGTGCAAAGAGTGGCATGACTTTATGCAGGTGGGCATGAACAATGGTTTCATCTCACGATTCTGTTGTTGTCTTGATGGTACAAACAATGGCTACCAACACATAGCAGGACTGGTATCTTGTAAAGAACTAGCAGGTAAAGTCAACTTACAATACAGCAAGCAACCGCAGGATTTATACAAAGAAGTACTTGCAAAAGTATTGACACTACTAAAGAATGATACTTCAACTCAAGGTCAGCTATGGTATGAGCATAGAAAGAAACTTACAAGAAAGTTTATAAAGAAACCAGTCTTGATGATACCTTACAACTCAACAACCTTTGGCATAGCTAATCATGTAGAGAGATACTTTGTAAATGAAAATATTTCTATGGCAAAAAATTTTAAGAACAACTTTTATCTTGCAACAATTATTGAGACTGCTGTAAGTATGATTAGTCCTGAGAGTATCAAGCTATTAAAGTATCTATCAAAGATAGCTGTATGTTTTAACAAAGAAAACAAAACTATCTCATGGCATACACCCTCTGGTTTTTTAGTACAGCAAAAGTATTACGTCAACAACAGCAAGATAATAAGAACTAAGTTAAGCAACTCAAGTATGAGATTAAACTTAGCTGAACCTACACTACAGGTTGATAAAAGAAAACAGGCTCAAGGTTTTCCTAGTAACTATATACATAGCTTTGATGCTGCACACCTACAGTTAACTTTAGTTGAAGCAAGTAAGATGGGTCTTGAACAGTTCTGTATTATCCACGACTGCTTTGGTAGTCCTGCTGCTGACCTTGATAGACTGATTGAATGTGTAAAGCAGACATTTTTCTACATATATAGTGACAATAATTTAGACAACCTACATCATCAAGTAGCAGAACAACTAAGTGATACCAAAGGATTACCACCTGCACTACGCATGGGAGACTTTGATATTACAGATGTGTTGACTGCACCATATATATTTACATGACAAGAGATCGAGGTACAATAAATATACGTCTTTAGTAAGACGAATTACACGCATACAATCCAAGCTAAATGGAACAAATTAAATCGGAGACTATAAAAATAGTCACTCCTGTTGGTACACGTTTTAGGTACTCATGGTTAGTAACACCTGATGAATATAAAGGTGTAGAGAAATGGAAGACTGAAGCTATCATTCCTGTTGGCGAAGCTAGTCAGAAGATAGCACAACAGTTAGAGGACTTGATTGAAGGGTGGAAGGCACAGTTAAAAGCTGCATTTCCAAAGAGGGAGTTTACTCTTACAAAGAGTCAGAAGACTGGTAAGCCTAGCTTCCCTTGGTCATTTGAAGATGAAGGTCTAATCATTCGACTAAAGAAAAATGTAAGAGGAGTCAAAGGTAATCTCACTCCTATTACTATGTTCAAGCATGACCCTGAAACTGGACAAAACTTATTGATGACTGAAGAACAAAGAAAAGAAATGGATAAGATAAGTCCTGAAACTACAGGTCAAATATCTTTCCTAGCTTCAGGCTATGATGCAGGTGCTAATGGTGTTGGCATAAAGTGTATGCCACTATCTATTTGTTTTAGAGAGATAGTTCCCTTTAGTGGTGGAGCTAGTGACTTTGAAACAACTGAACCTGCAAGCTATGAAGAAAAAGAAACAGTCAGTAGTGGAGCAGACTTCTAAGTACAAAAGTAAATTTGAAAGTCAATTCGCTGACAACCTAAACAAAAAGAAAATTATCTTTACCTATGAAACACTCAGCATTGACTATGAAATTACTTGCACCTATAAGCCTGACTTTATACTCAACAATTTTATTGTTGAAACGAAGGGCTACTTCTCAAAGGAAGATAGACGAAAACATCTTGCGATTAAGAAGAAACGACCCGACTTAGATATAAGGTTCTGTTTTCAAAATAGTAGAACCAAAATATCTAAAGCAAAGAACTCTATCTCGTATGCCAAATGGTGTACGAGACATGGGTTTCAATACTGTGACAAATTTATTCCTGACGATTGGTATGACTAACTATTCACTATTTAATTATCCACCTAATCCTAAAGCAGGAACGACAACTTTTAATACAAGTAAAAAAATGTGGGAAGTTTTTAATGGTGCTTGTTGGGTTGAAGTTAATTTAAGAGAACACAACTGCAAGCTAGATGAAAAGCCAATACAAGATTAAAGAGATTTGCCCTGAGTGTGGCAAGAAAAACTGTGCAGTATTTAGTGATGGACATAAGCATTGTTTCACTATGGACTGTGGCTATACCTACTACCCCAACAAGAAAGAAAAGAAAGTGACTATCATTCCACTACGAAAACAAAACCCCAAACTATTAAAGGTTACACCTATAGCTTTAGCTAAACGTGGAATCACTAAAGAGACTTGCGAACTATTTGGTTATGGACAGGCAGAGTTCAGAGGACAGCCAGTTCAGGTTGCTACTTATAAAGATCAGAAAGGTAATGATGTAGCACAACACGTTAGGTTTGCTGACAAAAAGTTTGCTTGGATAGGAGACATATCAAACGTACAGCTATGGGGTCAGCACCTATGGAGACAGCATGGTAGTAATGGTTCAGTTTTTGTAAGCTGCTTTGAGGGCGAGATAGACTGCATGAGTGGGTCACAGATACAGGGTAATAAGTTTCCCTGCGTATCCATTCCGTCAGGTGTACAGTCAGCAGCTAAGTATCTGGCAGCAAACTACAAATGGTTAGATACTTATTGTCGTATAGTTCTATGCTTTGATAATGATGAAGCAGGTAACAAAGCAGCAGAGAAATGTTTAGAAGTCTTACCCAAAGGTAAGGTTGCCATAGCAAGACTAGATCGTAATGACGTTAACGATCATCTTGTATTAGGCGAAGGAGATATAGTACAGGAGAGACTATGGAAAGCTAGACCTGTAAGACCTGATTCTCTTATCAATGCAGCAGACGCTTGGGATTTGTTTACCAAAGAAACAAGTAAAGCTGTATGTGACTTTCCATATCCAATGCTTAATGAATATACAAGAGGTCTGTTTCCTAGTCAGCTATTCACACTAGCTAGTGGTAGTGGTGCAGGTAAGTCAACAATATGCAGAGAGTTCTGCTATCACTTCTTAAAAAAGAATCTCAAGGTAGGTTACATAGGTTTAGAAGAAACAGTACAAAGAACACTTCAAGGTCTAGTAGGTATTGACTTGAATATACCTTTGCACTTAAATGAAGATGTCATAAAAAAAGAAGAACTGAAGGTTGCGTTT